AAATATGCACAACGACCCCCTTTTTAACATTTCCCAACACATTTTTAACATTCGCCAACAGAGTTTGGCACGCTTTTTGCATAGGCCGTGCCAAACCTCCAAAATCCATGAAAAAACACCTCATCGCAAAATAATTTGGCACGCTTTTTGCATAGCTACAAAACAAAAATAAACCTTTTAAGATATTTTAATACTAAAAATTTGCATTAAGCACACAAAGTAACTACCTTTGCAATATCAAAATTAAAAACAAAACATTACAGCAATGAAGTACGGCATATATTTCACACGCTCTAATAGCAACGATGACTACCAAATAAGTACAAAAGGTTGGTACACTGAAACTCCTTACAGCACATTGAAGGCAGCAAAGGCGGCCCTCGAAGGCATTGCGCTTATGCTTAACGAAGACTTTTACAAGTGTACTTACAAAGATAGGTTAACACTTGATGGGGTTAGAACTGACAACATATCGCGAAAGGGTAAAGGTATAGTTATACTACCTCCACCTATAACAGACAAAGTAACATTTAAGATTTGCGTATATCACTACTAAAATATAATACAATGACAACTACAGCGCAAATGTACGATGAGATTGCACACATTTTGCGAGTAACTCGCAACAATGTCGAGTATGAAGCAGAACGCGACAAATCGCAATTACTTTGTGATGTTGCGACAACGTTAGGCAATTTGGCTACGTTAGTAGACAATATAAGTACAGATATAAAGGCGCGTGAAATCTCGCAAAAGAAAGAGAGTGAGCGAGACACCGCCAATAACTTCTACATGAAGCGTTTCACAAAGCGAGTTTAGAACCTATTATATAACGTTTCACGTGAAACAAAATACAAATTGTTTCGCGTGGAACACAAACCAACAAAACGAAATGAAAAAGAAGATTTTAAAGGGCGTGGGTACATTTCTTTTTTGTATCTCTTACGTGCTTGTTTTATTCTCTGTGCTTTACGGCCTTTGCATGGCTTTGCAAAGTTGCTCAATGTACCGACAGTCCGACATTAACGGCAGTACAACAATTGTGACCACCGACACAACACGCATCAATCACAACACACTTTTAAAATACCAAAAGAAATGAACGAAGAAAGAAACCAGTTTGACGAAGCGATATTTACCGCTTGTACATCACTTGGCCAACTTATGACCACCAAAGAAGTTAATGCGAACACTCGCACACTTTTGAAAATCTCGAAGTTTAGAAACTTCCTGACGAACCTAAGCAACGAACACGCACCCCAAAATTAAAGTACTAAGTTATGACAAGTTTTTCAGAAAAGTACAATAAGGGCAACGAAAACCCCTTTAAGTTTGACCTTAAAGGCTACGACTTTACGAGCCTTAAAGAGTTATACAACGCTGACCCTAATAAGGTACACGCGTTAGACGGCTTTTATTTTACACGCGGTAAGTTCGGTGTAAAAGTCGTGGTTGTGATGTTGGACGTTAAAAAGCGTGTCGATATGCCTATCTACCTAACTAAGGTATTTAATGACATCGTAAATAATACGGACGCTGTAAAAGACATCAAACACGGCAAAGTTGGTTTTGTAGTACGTAAGTACGAGAGTCACGGCCGCAACTGCCATACTATTAGTTTTAAGGACATCTAACAAGTAACACAATTAGGTAGGTAGCATATAACTACCTACCTATTTTAATTTTACAGCTATGCCTAACAAGATAGGATACAAACAAAGCGTATTTACTGCAACTCAACGTACAGAGTTAAGGCAGGACATCATACAAAGCGTTGAGAGTAGCCCTGAACTAAGAAAGGAAGTAAGACGCGTATTTCAGCAAGCAAATAGACGTATACAGAATATAGAAGACAAGGGGTTATTAAGTCCCGCAGTAACAGCCTTAAACAAAGGAGATATAAAAGGCTTTAGCAAATTTTCCGTTAGTGGCCAAAGTTGGGACGAAATAAAAACAGAGTACGCAAAGGCAGTATCTTTTTTACGTCAGCCAACGAGTACCGCTCAGGGCACACGAACGTATAATGACCACATAAAAACCGCCTACGGACTTACCGACAAAGAATTTAATTTAATGGTCGGCAAGCTAAACGAAAAGCTAACAAGTTTAAGCGATAGCGATTTTGTAGAAAAATACCTAATGAAGTACAAAGATTTTACGGGAGATTTGGAGCAAAGCGCACGAGACGCTAGCGAACAAATTGAAAGTGAAGCAGTAAGCCTACAAAACGCCATAGATAGCAATATCGAAAGCGAAGCCAACAAACTAACTAACGAAGTCGAAAGTGAGATTAACAGCATATTAGAAGAATTTAATAACTTCGGTTTATGAAAAAGGTAAAATATGAGCAACATAGTGGTATTTATAAGGCAACCCACATAAAAGATATTTTGCAGTTGGCCGTAAATGACAAAAACGTAATAGGCAACAATAAAGGGTGTAAATTTTACAACGTGCCGTGCTCATTTGATATAGAAGTAAGTAGTTTTTATCGAGACGAAGACGGCAACACATACACATACGAGCAGTACACTAAATTAGGTGTAAAAATGGAAAAATGTGCTATTATGTACGTGTGGCAATTTGGCATAAATGGGTACGTAATAGTTGGCCGTACCTGGGACGAGTTTACAGCCATGTGTAACACGATAGCGGCAACTTTGGAGTTATCCACAAACAAAAAACTAATAGTATATATACACAATTTATCATACGAATTCCAGTTTTTGCGCACCCTTTTTGAGTGGGACAAAGTATTTAGCATTGACCTACGCAAGCCATTATACGCAACTACAACAATAGGCTTAGAATTTAGGTGTAGCTACTTACTAAGCGGCTACAACCTAGCAAAGTTAGGCGAGCAACTACAAACGTACAAGTGTGCAAAAATGGTTGGAGATTTGGACTACACCAAAATACGCCACACACAAACAAAGTTAACCGATAAAGAGTTGCTTTACTGCGTAAATGACATAAAAGTAGTAATGAACTACATACAAGAGCAATTGGAGCAAAACAAGTTAATAACAAGATTGCCACTAACTAAAACGGGTTATGTACGAAAGCATTGCCGCAAAGCAATGCTAAGCAAAAATGTTAACGGAAAAACCGCCCGAAATTGGGAATGTATTAATTTAATCCAATCACTAACTATTTCGGGACTCCACGAATTTAACATGTTGCAAAGGGCTTTTAGTGGCGGATTTACCCACGGCAATGCTAACCACATAGACGAAATATGTGAAGACGTTGCAAGTTACGATTTTACGAGTAGTTACCCGTATGTTATGGTGTCCGAAAAATTCCCTATGTCGAGAGGTATAAGGGTGCAACCCCGAAACATGAAAGAATTTGAGTACTACACAAGTAAGTACCTTTGTATTTTTGACGTGGAATTTACCAACATTTTTGCAAAAGAGTTGCAGGATAACCCTATAAGTGTATCTAAATGCTTTGTAAAAATAAATCACGTTGAAAATAACGGCCGCTTAGTATGTGCTGCAAAGGTAGCCACTACAATAACTAACATAGACTACAACATAATACGCAACTTTTACTCGTGGGGCGGTGTCCGTATCGGTGCAATGTATTGTTATAAGGCCGACTATTTACCAACTGATTTTGTACGTACCATTTTGGACCTATACGAAAATAAGACAAAGTTAAAAGGCGTGCAAGGAAAAGAAGTGGAGTATTTAAATAGTAAGGAAATGTTAAATAGTTGCTATGGTATGTGTGTTACTAACCCGTTGCGCGATGAATTTGTATATGATGGGCAATGGGACGAAAACAAACTAACAGAAAGCGAAAAGGCCGAGATGTTACAGAAGTACAACGAAAGTAAAAACCGATTTTTGTTTTACCCTTGGGGTGTTTTTGTTACTGCTTATGCAAGGCGCAATTTATTTACTGCAATCTACGAGGCAAAGCAAGATTACATATACAGCGACACCGACAGCATTAAACTACGTAACGCAGCAGCACATAAGCGGTATTTTGATATGTATAACAATGTAGTATATAACAAATTAAAGGCCGCGTGCAAACATCACAACATAGATTTTGACAAATGTGAACCCGAAACAATTAAAGGTGTTACAAAAACTTTAGGCGTTTGGGACTACGAAGGGACATACAAACGCTTTAAGACGTTGGGTGCGAAAAGATACATGGTGCAGGCAGAAAACGCCATAAACGTAGGCGGCAAAAGTTATGAATACAGCCTAACAATTAGCGGTGTAAACAAAAAGGCTGCAATACCCTACCTAGTTAAAAAGTATGGTGACAACATATTTAACGCATTTACGAATTATTTAGAATTTCCGTGCGAAGCCACGGGAAAGAATATACATACATACATAGACTACAAAATAAGTGGTGAAGTAACCGACTACACGGGCAAAAAATGTACCTTTGCCGAAAACACGGGTGTACACCTAGAGCCAACAAGTTACAACCTATCTTTAAGCGTTATGTACCTTAATTATTTGCAAGGCATAAAGCTAAAAGATTAAAAATGTTCCACGTGAAACAATCCAAACAATGAAGAAAGAAGCAATAAAATTTTACTCGCTCGCAAATATCCTAAACAAAAAGGCAGATTATAACATAATATTCGGTGAGCGCTCAAACGGCAAAACATACGCTACTTTGGCGTATGGTATAAAGAAGTATGTACAGACAGGGAAACAAATGGCCTATATACGTAGGTGGCGAGAGGATTTGCGTGGCAAACGTGCCGAAAGTCTGTTCGCTAACCACGTTGCAAACGGGTATATTGAAGAAGTAACAAATGGAGAATTTAACGCGGTATTTTACTTAGGTAGTAAATGGTATCTTGCAAAATACGACCAAGAAAAGAAAAAGTACGTGCCCCAAACCACACCTTTTTGCTATGGCTTTTGCTTGTCAGAGCAAGAGCATGAAAAGAGTAGCAGTTACCCCAACGTCACAACGATAGTATTTGATGAGTTTTTAACTCGTCGCTACTACCTACCCGACGAGTTTATGCTGTTTATGAACCTTTTAAGCACCATAATAAGACAGCGAGACGACGTTAAAGTATTTATGTTGGGTAACACGATTAACAAGTTTTGCCCCTACTTTACCGAAATGGGGTTGAAGCAAGTAACTAACATGGAGCAAGGCACTATCGACATATACAAGTTTGGGCAACATGGAGCAGTAGTAGCGGTGGAGTATTGCAGCACCATTGTCAAGCAAAAAGCAAGTAACAAGTATTTTTGCTTTGACAACCAAAACCTTGAAATGATAACCGGGGGCAAGTGGGAAATGGCGGCCTATCCACATTTGCCAACTAAATACACCCCCAAAGACGTGCTTTTTGTGTATTACATTGTATTCAACGAATACATTTTGCAAGGCAACATTATACAAGCAGGAAACGAAAACTTTACCTACATACACAGGAAGACCACCCCCATAAAAGACCCCGAAAACGCCCTAATATACAGCCTACACATGAACGGAAAACCGAACTACAAGCGCAAGTTAATAAGCAGTGCGACGTATTTAGAGAGTCAAGTGGCGCGGTATTTTGCCACCGATAAAGTATTTTACCAAAATAACGAGGTAGGCGAAATTGTGCGAAATTATTTAATGACATCCGCCAAAACCAACATTGTAAGTATCAAATAATTTCTGTACATTTGCACTATTAATAACACCTTACACAATGGATATTACACAAGTCACCCAAATAATTTCGAATGTTGGTTTTCCGATTGCTATGTGTCTAATAGTATTTTACTACATGACAAAGCACGATGAGCAGCATAAGGAAGAAACCGACAACCTACGTACTACCTTAGAGGATAATACCAAGGTATTGAGCGAGTTAAGTACCCTAATTAAAACGTTGACGAATGGCAAAGAAAGATAACTTGTACCTAAAGTACCAAGAACAGATAAAAGACAAAGATAAAAGCGTAAATGGCTACATTCGCAAAATGTTAGCCATAACACAAGCAATGTTTGTTTACAAAGGTTTGCCCGAAACATTACCACAGAACACCCTTGAAAACCTACTACAGACAAACGGCAATGTTTTTGTTACTGAGGTAGAAGGCAAATTATACGCTTTTAGTGGTGGCCTTGGAGGTGTCCCCAACGCGTACAATGAGGCAACCGAATATATTGTAAGTAACCCCTATTTGAAACTCAACAAGTCGTACAAAATAGACGTTGAGGGCGTATTAATTAAAAACGATAGTGGCGCAAATAGCCTTTTGCCTATTTTTGGCAAATATGGTGTGTTGTGTAGTGATACGCTTGTGTCTCTTAACACATGCTCTGTTCTGTCTCGTATCACTATGTTAATAAGTGCGAGCGATGACAAGACAAAGCAAAGCGCGGACGATTTTGTAAATAAAATCATGCAGGGCGATTTTTCGGTAATTGGCGAAAACGCATTTTTCAAGGGCGTAAACCTGCAAAGTATCAACACACAAAGCGCGAACCAAATAACGCAATTAATTGAGTTATTACAGTACTTCAAGGCGTCTGCATTCAACGAAATAGGCCTAAACGCAAACTATAATTTAAAGCGAGAGCGGTTAAACACAAGTGAAGTACAAATGAATGTAGACGCCCTCAACCCTTATGTAGATAATATGTTGCAAGAGCGCAAAAAGGCAGTAGACAAGATAAACGCCATGTTTGACACTGAAATTAGTGTCGAGTTGGGTAGTAGTTGGGCTATACGCAAAGAAGAAAACAAAACCGAAAACGAAGAAAATGAAGATAATAAAAATAATACTTCTGATAGTGGCGAAAGTGCTACTGAACAGAAAGAAGAGGAAGTAACAGAAACGGAAACCGAAATCGAAACGGACAAAGAAACGGACGAAGAAAAGGAACCCGAAACGGACAAAGAAACGGAAGAAAATGAAAATAATTGACCTATACCCCGACCCTAAAAAGGGGCTATTTACCGCGGTATTTAAGCCCAACTATCCAACGGAATACGCCGCAATATTTGGCGACCTTGATAGTGTGGGGCTTGATACGCTTGTACTACTCAACTACAGCGAGCGAGAGTGTATAAACACCATAACACAAGCAAACGCCAACGAGTATATAAAAAATATCATTGCGTTGAGTGTTAATAATTGGGTACGCGTGGCGAGTGCCTATAACGCTCAATATGATGTACTTAAACCCGTACAGCAGCAAACAACGAGAGAAGATGAGACCACCGAAAGTGCGAACAATAACAACACAAATGTTTCGTCTAATAAGCCATACAACGAAACAGATTTTGTAGAGTACGACAAAGATAGTACCACGTACGACAATACACGTACTAACAATGTTGTAAGCACACAAAAGGTTGTAGGCCTTGGCTCAAAATCACCCACGGACGAACTAACAAAAGAAATAGAATTTAATTTGCAGAATTGGCGAAAAAGCATTATTTTTGCTATTATAAATGATATAACTAAATCAATATATTAATTTTATGAACGTAAAACAGATTTACACCCTTGTAAACTCAGTATCTAAAGAGGTTTTAGGTACTGAGGAACTAGTAAGCGAGGATTTAACAGGGCTTGTCGACCTTGGCAACGAAGTTTTTAATCAAAACGCGGTAGACAATTACGTTAAATCTCTTGTTAACCATATTGGTAAGGTGGTTTTTGTAAATCGCCCCTATGCTGGTAAAATTCCGTCTGTACTTATGGACGCTTGGGAATTTGGTTCCGTGCTCGAAAAGATTAGTGCAGACTTACCCGAAGCCGTTGAAAATAAAACGTGGGAGTTAACCGACGGGGTGGATTACTCACAAGATGTATTTCATAAGCCAAAAGTTACAGCTAAATTTTTTAATAGCAAGGTAACTTTTGAGGTTCCCGTATCTATCACCGAGCGACAAGTTAAGGAGAGTTTCAGCAACGCTGAGCAACTTAACGCATTTCTTTCGATGATTTATAACGCGGTGGAGAAGTCCATTACCATTAAGACGGACGCGTTAATTATGCGCACTATTAACAATATGATTGCGCAAACTTTACTCGCTGATAGCGCGGCCTTTGGCGGTGATGCTGCACCCGACTACACAAGCGCAAGTACCGCTCGTTGCGTTAACTTGCTAAAGTTGTACAACGATAACAAAGGTACTACTTTGACCGCTGAAAAGGCACTGACCGACCCCGATTTCATCAAGTTTGCAAGTTATACTATCGGCTTGTACACTGATAGACTTGCAAGTATTTCGAGCGTCTTTAATATTGGGGGTAAGCCACGATTTACGCCGCGCGAAAACTTGCACGTTGTGTTACTGTCAGATTTCGAGAAAGCCGCCCGCGCGTATCTCTACAGCGATACATACAACAAAGAGCAAGTATTATTACCGAATGCCGAAAGTGTTCCATTTTGGCAGGGTAGCGGAACAAAGTACGATTTTGCAAGCACGGCACATATCAACATTAATGAGACTGGCGGAAAACCCGTTAAGATTAGCGGTGTACTTGGTGTTATGTTCGACCGTGACGCATTAGGCGTTTGCAACCTCAACCGCCGCGTTACTACTAACTACAACGCAAAGGCGGAGTTCTTCAACAATTACTACAAGTTTGACGCTGGCTATTTCAATGACACTAACGAAAATTTCGTAGTTTTCTTTGTCGCTTAATTAGTTAATATTGCGGCTCAAGGTGGTGTAATATACACCACCTTTTTTAATTTTACTACTATGATACTATATAACTATAAGGGACAACCTAACACGATTAACAAAGCGCTTACCCCATTAGGCACTATTAACGTTGCTTTGCGCCCCGAACTAAATGTACATAATCCAACGTTAAAAATACAAATGCCCCCTAATATATACGGGTTTAATTACGTTTACTTGGAGGATTTCAGAAAGTACTACTTTGTAGACAATTTTAGATACGTAGGAGGTAATACGTGTTTACTTACTTTGTCGCTTGATGTACTACAGACGTACCAAGATGTAATACTACAAAGTACCGCGTTAATAGTGGAGAGCGACCACGCAAACCGCGATTTGTCTGTAAATAGCAATGTTTTTGACGTTTTCCCTAAAACAGATATTTTGCGGTTTCCTACTTCTAACCTTTTCGATAAGAAGGGCAGCATAATAATGGTAACACTAAAAGGTAATAAATAGTATGGCAGATTATGTTTTGGGTAATTTGGTTAATGATATACCAAATACCACACTAACACAGCGAGACACAGGTAAAACGGAAACGGACAACCAAGGAGTTACACGCACAATTACAGAAATTACAATAACTTGTGATGATGGGTTCTACTCGCTTAAAGATTGGCAAAACGATTTAAATGGGAAATTTACGTATAATGACGCTTTAACGAGTGGCACGCAAGAAGTAAAAACAAAGGTAAACAACTTAAATGTAGGGTGGACTTTCAGCGGCTCTACAAACGCGCTGCCTAACGTAACAAATAACATAGAGAATACCACCTACAAAATAAGCAAAGCACAACAAGACGTAAGTGTTAACGTTATAGTTGTGACAGCTAACGCAGGGTATCAGTTTGACGATCCGCCAACGTGCAAATATACTGACGGGTTCGGAGGTGACGCAACAGCAAAAGGTGTTATAAGTCAAAACAAACAAAGCGCAACTTTTACGATAGAAGACGCCTACAACAAGCGGCCTAACTTCGTTCTAATTGGTGACGTTGTGGAAGGTACGCCAACGATTACCATAACAAATAACTTAGACGGCACAAACGCTACATATACATACGATAACGGCACTTTTAACATAACAATTAAAGGTACAAACAGCGGCTATGTTATACAAGTGGCCAACGTAACGTACAAAGATAACGGGGGTGTTTCGCATACTGATAACATGACAATTGCGAGCAGCGACACCGCAACTATCGCATTAACAAATGTAGACACCGCTACACCCGTTGTTATTAATGGCACTTACATTAAGGCGATACCCGTAAAAAACACCCTATATAATTGTACGGCCGAAAATATACCAACATATTATACCGCTACCGACAAAGTTAATGTTACACTACAAGCAAATGAGGGTAGTAAGTTTACAAGCGAGACAGACCCACCCGAAATAAGATATACTGACGAGTTCGGGGGTGTACAATATAAACGTTTTACGCTAAGCGATGAAGGCAAACGGGGTAGCATAACACTTGACATTGCAACCGAATGCCCCAAAACTGAGTACATCGAATTTCGTGGAGGGGCAAAAGTTGATGTACAGCCAAGCATTAAAAATTATGGTGCTATCAATGTGTATGTAGTTACGCTTGACAACCTCGAAGCGTTTAGCAAAAAACGTTACTTCACAGAAAGCGGCACTTTTATTACCTATGAACAAGACCTAAGCGAGTATGTGAACAGAATTAAGCGTATTTATACACATATACCAACAAAAGGCACTGACCGAATAAAATGCGGCAACTACGATACCGAGATAAACGCAGATTTGCCCGAAAAGGATATAATAACGCTTGATTTTGGCAGTATCACGATACCACGCAAAGATAATACCACACTTGATAAAGATATGATAATCGAGGTATTTTTGCCGTTCGTGGGTATTGTTTCGCTTTCTTCTGACTACGTTGGTAAATCTGTAAAATTGGTGTACGATATAAATGTAATTAGCGGTGACGGGGTTTGTAAATTGTTGGATAATAACGATTTACCGATACAATTACATAACGTACAACCTAATACCGATGTACTTTACACTACTTACGACACGTCCGTAATAGGTAACGATAGGTGGGACGCACAAAATTTATATGGCTTTGAGCCGTTTGTGAGGCTGAATTACTACACCAATGAGTACAGCGATACACGCGGCAACGACTACAAAAAAGTTGTACTTTCGCACTGTGCAAAAGGTTTTTACAAGTTCGATGAGATTGTAAATAATGATATAGACAACGTACCAAAAAGTGAGTACACCGAAATTGTTAATTTATTGCAAAGCGGTGTGTTTATAGATTAACGGCCTATGCAAATAGCGTGCCAAATGTTTTTGGTACGCTATTTTTTTGTTTATTCGTGGAGGTTTGGCACGGCCTATGCAAAAAGCGTGCCAAACTCTGTTGGCGAATGTTAAAAATGTGTTGGGAAATGTTAAAAAGGGGGTCGTTGTGCATATTTGGAATCTTTTTTATATTCGGTATTATTTTTCTTTACAACGACAATTCGAATGCTATAATAGGAATGTT